TTCGGATCCTTTAATTCGTCTACAAACTCTCTACTAGGGTGTAACAACAATTTTTCTCGGTGTATGTTCTTCTTTTTTTGGTAAAGTGATGCTTAAGAGTCCATCTTCTAACTTCGCAGTAATAGCTGCATCATCCACAGTGGACTTTAGCGTATAAGCGTAACTGAAATCCACACCATGTCTTGATTTCCCTGTAATTCTAAGCGTACGACCGTCAACTGCAACGTCGACCTCAGAAGGCTTTACGCCAGGTAATTCGATTTTGATGCCTTCCTCATCAATAGTGTCAGTTCGATGCCTCGTAAAACTGCGTTGATCATAATCGCTTAGTAATTTAAAAGGCTCAAAAAGATCAAACATGGGCGAACGCATTGTATCGTAATACCGTGTCAACATTATTTTTACTCCTCCTTGAATTAACGGTTGTTATTTACCGTTACATGATTATGATAATCATCGTTTCAAGAATTGAAACCCCCCTTAATTACTTTTTTTGCTTAATAACCATTTTCAATACGTTCTATATTAATTTGTCCTTTTTTTAGGTAAGCATCATAGAGTTCTTCCATCGAAATTCCGCTTAAAATTGCAATTTCAAAGAAATAATGGAGGGCATCAACAAGCTCTTCAACGTAGTGCTCTTTATCAAATTCATTTACGTCGGTAGCTCGATGATCTTTTGAATTTTTCAAAGCCTGATTAGCTTCGAAAAGTTCGTGCATACATTCATGCGTAATTCCTTTAAGAAGTTTTTGTCCCGACTTAGAAGTTGGATCAATTGGGAAACTAGGAAAATTCCTTTTTTCCTGTAACAATTTCATGAATGATTCTTGTTGGTTCCACATTAATCGTAATTTATCCATCAATAATCCTTAATGTCTGAAATTTTCATTATGACAATAACAGAAAATAATATCACAAATATTGCAACTTTAAGAGTCATCATCAATGATTAAACCCAGAATTGGTTCCTGAATTGCCTGACAAGGCTAGCTTTTCAGCATCTTCTAGATATTTTTTATGCATCTCTACAACTTGTTTTTCATATTGAGGACACAATGTGACCGTATCTGGTTCTTTGTCATCGACAACCAATCTAACTTGTCTCATTAGATCGGCGCCATCTACGCCAAGTAGAACTGCTTCCTGAAAAATTTGAATAAAACGCATCGCGACTGAATCTGAAATTTTATAGCTCATAACACCATTTTATTCCAACAAAAGATTTTGTATCAAGCCGTAGAAAATCAAAATTTACTTTGCGGTTATACATCTAAATAACAAAAAGCTCCAATCAAAAATTGGAGCAATGTTTAAACAATGTCAACGCGGATATAAAACTTGTTTCAGCGTCTCGGAATTATTCCTTTTAGTTCTAAACTAGCTTTAATCTTCTTAAAAATTGTTTTTTTATCTTGTTTGCAGTTTATCAACGTACATTCTTGTGGATTACTAGCTGCCCACTGAGCATAACCCATGCGCACCCTGTCTTGTAAATCCTGATCTTGCTCATAGACATCCTCAGCTTCATGAGGAAAAGACTGACCATACAAAATTATTGTGTGATCTGGACTTCTTAGTTTTTTAGATAAAGCAACAGTAAATTCTTCAGACACGCCTTCTGCAGAACCATATACTATCGTAGATAAACTCCAACGATCCATTACGATAATATCGTATTGTCTTTCCAAATCTGGCAAAACGAATAACTGAAAGATCTTTCTATTTAAAAACTGAAACCATTGGAATAATTTCGGATAGCTTTTTGCAAAGCCATTTCGAAGCATCCAGTATATGATTTTATAGGTTACTGCAGAACGAATAGGTACTTCTACAATTTTTGTTAAGCATCCGATGCTCATCAAATACTCACGAAGCATTGATGCTTGTGTGGCTTTTCCACACCTATCGGCGCCTTCGATAACAACTATTTTACTCATAAACACACCGTTTCTAATAATAACCTAGTAACGACGTATGGATCAACATTGGCACATGGACGTCGATCTTCTAAATATCCTTTATTGTCCATCGCAACGTGGAGTGGAATTCTAATAGATGCTCCTCTATCCGAAACACCATATCTAAATTCTTTATAAGAACACGTCTCGTGATTACCAGTTAGTCGCGATTCGATACCATATCCATAGTTTTCGATATGATAAAAATGACGATCCTTAAGTTTACCACAAGCTGCTACGATGTGATCCAATCCATTATTACCTCTCATTAATTCGGTTGAAAAATTAGTATGGGCGCCAGCGCCATTCAACTCCGCGACAGGTTTTGGATCTAACTTTACTGTGATTCCTTGTTTTTCGCCGAGTCTATACAAAATCCACCTAGCTAACAGCAAACTGTCCGATATTTCTAGAGGGTCGCTAGGCCCGATTTGAAACTCCCATTGTCCAGGCATTACTTCTGAATTAATTCCACAAATTGGTAATTTTGATTCAATACAGGCGATCAAATGATCTTCAACGAGGGACCTTCCAAAAATCTCATCAGAACCAACACCGCAATAAAATGGACCTTGATTGGGCGGATATCCTCCCGTCGGCCACCCGAAAGGTCTTCCGTCTTTGAACATTGTGTATTCTTGTTCGATTCCGAATAAGGGTTTTTGTAATTCGGTTTTTTCATAAACCTCTCTTAAACGCGCTCGAGTATTCGTTTTGTGAGGCGACCCATCGGAATTAAAAACTTCGCAAAGTACTAGAAAACACTTTGCATTCGAAATTGATCTAGTCGGGTCTATTACCGATTTTACGGGTTTAAGAACGCAATCTGATTTATCACCTGAGGCTTGACCCGTAGATGATCCATCAAATGTCCAATCTGGAAAATCTCCGTCAAAATTAGAAGAAGAAAAAATCTTTGTTTTACTACGCAATTTTTGCGTTGGCGTCGTACCATCTGACCAGATATATTCAGCGACTATTTTCATGATTTACTCCTATCAATCGAATGGATTACAAATTTTACCTTGATTTACGAAATCAAAAGCCTCTAGTGTATGCGTAAACGAATTGGTTTGAATCAATTGTTCTAACATTTTTTGGGCTATATCTCTAATTTCAATTTGCGCATGACTGGAATATCTTAATCTGAGAAAATGCGCGAATGATCTAAAGTTAAACATTATGTCTGCCGTAATTTGATTACCATATGGAAGATACAATCGCGCTGATTCCTTCGCTCTCTTGCGACTCATTCCTTTTTGTACTAATCTCTCAAGAGACGCATGATACTTTTGAAGACTAGACTCCAAATGTTCGATATAAAGTTCTTTTTCTTCAGAGTCCCAATCTACAGGAACGTAATACTTGTCTTCCTTAAGCTCTTTATATCTTGCTGATTCAGCATTAATCGAAATACCAATTCTATGCTTCAGCAGGTGAATATGAGAAGCAATGTCACTCGTCACGAGAAAATGAATAGAAGATTTTTCGAAAGGTGTTTCATGCCCATTTTGGGCAAGCATCTTTAAAAGCTGAGGAATTCTTGCTTTTTTATCTTCTGTTAAATCTCTAGATGTCGAAGTCCATGCCGATAATGCGTGACTTTCGTCGGATCCGTAATAACCAATTAATTCGACTTTATTAGGTTGAAAAGGCATGCCGCAATTGTAATACACACGGCTATAAATTTATCAAAATCAAGCGTTGTATATGAATGCCATCATGTGCTTTTCAATAACTTCTTTAATTTCTTTTTCCATCGCATCTAAAGAAGAATTAGCGCGGGCCAACAATTCTCTTTGCATGCGAGGATCATTGGCCTTTTGCTGAACATATCTAACAAGGTATCGTTTCATTTCTTCCGAACAATTAGACGCGGCGTTCAAAGTTACAAAATCAGGAATACCACGAGCATATTCTTCGCGAACTAATTTACGCAATTGACCTAATGTCAATTTCGAGATTACTTGTTGTTCGTTTTTTTTCATTCCATACCTGAATAAGAATTCGCTACAAGTTGTGCAATGAAAGCCGCGTATTTATCAAGCGCAAGTGCGATGTCTGAAGCACATTCCATTTGTGCATCAGTCATTGCGCCTTCGTCGAAATCAGCCAATCGATCGTACACATCGCCTGCATCTTCGCCAGCGCTCATTAGACCATGACCTTTTAACACGGTAGCGACGTGTTTCAATACCTCGTTGTCAAATTCTACGACGCAGGATTGCGCAGAATCATAAGAAACTTGCTCCAACGCTGAAGATATCGAGGCTTCTGAAAGATCTTGCTCAAGTTCAGTTGCGCCTTCAAAAAGCTGTCTTTCGTTCTGAATGGATGATCGTTTAAAAGCGTTTGCTGCCGCCCATCCTTCATTTAAAGAAGCTAATTCTTCTCGAATAATTTGTTCGATTCTATCTTGTTGAAGTTTCTTTAATTTCATATCGTGCTCCGCCATATAACTATTAGACTCAAGTCAAATTACGAGCATTTACTCCATCCACAAGACGCGCATGTAGCGCATCCTTCTTTATAGACGATTCCTTCAAGTCCGCACGACCCGCAGATCTTATCAGAGTTGGACTTGGTCCCATCTGGAATATAGCTCTTTAAGACTCTAGCAATCGCCTTTGAAAAAGACTGCAATCCGCTGTGCTTGTCTTTCTGCAACTGTTCGACGACATATTGAACAGGAACTCCATGGCGAAGAGCAAGAGAAAGTGTCCTCGTCATTGCTCCGTGGTTTGGATTGGCAAAAAGTTCGACAACATCCTTAAAGAGGAGGTGATCATCGTCGCCGATTGGAATCTGGAGATTATACGTCGCTACACCATCCTTCTTACCATTCTTGATAAGAGTGCCTGTCTTCGCCTTCTTTGGTACCTCGACGTGTTGAGATAGACCGCAGAAGATCTCGTAAGGTTTGTCATCCAACCGTCCGACCAACACCAAGTAGCTCTCGTTGTCACCACCTGCCCTCACGTTAATTCTGTGAATATCACAGGTTAATTCCTTAGGTCGCTTTGGCGCATGGCTTTCTACCATGGTCTCCGGCTGACCATCAAGGTCCACCTTCTTCTCTTCAGGCTTCGTCTCAGCCACGAGGACACCGGTTCGGCATCCATCACGGTAGATAGTGACACCCTTGCATCCAGTCTCCCAACCCTTCATGTAGATCTCCTTGACAACATCTACGGAAGTTGAATTAGGAATGTTTGTCGTGTTGGAGATAGAATGGCAGATCCACTTCTGGGCCGCGGCCTGAAGATCTACCTTGGCGACCCAATCGATCTCGTTGGCGGTTCCACCATGGTAAGGAGATTCTGCGACGTTCTCCTCGGTCTTGTGGTTGACCTCCATCCACTTCTTGAATGCATGGTGGTAGACCATGAATTCCTGCCACTTATCGCCGAGCGGGTCAACAAAGTCGACACGAACTGATGGATCATCACCGTTGACCTTCTTGCGGCGTTTGTAGAACAACATGAATGCCGGTTCGATACCGGATGTGGTCTGGGTAAGAACCGAGACAGATCCAGCGGGCGCGGTCGTAGTAAGAGCAATATTGCGACGGCCATGCTTCTTATAATCTCTAACGAGCTCAGGATTTGCTTCCAGGATTTGCTTAATAAAAGGATGCTCTGATTCAAGTTTGTGTGAAAAGACTGGGAATGCTCCTCGCTCCTCGGCCATCTTGATCGTTGACTTATAGGCAGAAAGTGCAAGCGTCTTATAAAGAGATTCTGTCATCTGAATGGATTGTTTTGACCCATAAACAAATCCCGCAGCAGCCAAAGCATCACCCAAAGCGGTAATTCCAAGACCGGTTCTACGACCGCCCAAAGCTGCTTCCTTAATTTTAATCCAAAGATTAAGTTCCGATTGTTTTACATCATCAGGCTCAGGATCTTTTTTAATCTTAGAAATAATCTTATCTACGGCTTCAATCTCGAGATCGATGAGGTCGTCCATAAGACGTTGAGCCTTGATGACGACGTCCTTGAATCTTTCATTGTCGTATGCAGCAGCTGAAGTAAATGGATTCTTTACAAACTTATAAAGATTGACTAGAAGCAATCTGCACGAATCGTAAGGAGATAGAACAATCTCGCCACATGGATTCGTTGATGTTGACCCATATCCGACGCTGGCGTATGCCTCGGTTGGAGTACGACGCTTTACTGTATCCCAAAAAAGAAGACCGGGTTCAGCTGAGGCCCATGCAGCCTCGATGATTTCATGCCAAAGTTGCTTGGCATCAACCATTTGTTCGATAGAATGAGGAGCGTCTCGTTCTACTGGAAAACGAAGTTGAACTTGTCCCTCGTCCCTTACAGCTTGCATGAACTCATCCGTTAAACGAATCGAGATATTTGCACCGGTGACCTTCTTGAGGTCGCGCTTAATATTGACGAAGGTACGAATCTCTGGATGGTGAACATCGATCGTTAACATTAAAGCGCCACGACGACCGCCTTGGGCCACTTCACGACAAGTATTAGAGAATCTCTCCATGAAGACTCCAATACCGTCGGTGGTGCGGGCAGCGTTGGCAGTAACAATACCCTTTGGACGAATTGTAGAAACATCAAAACCGACGCCACCACGGCGTTTCATGATTTGGGCTTGCTCTTGATCCGCCTTTAAAATACCCGCATAGGAATCGAAAGGTGATTGGATTACGAAACAGTTTGATAGCGATTGATATTGAAAATCATTACCAATAGCAGACATTGGCGAACCTTGAGGAACTACAGGTCCGAATCCGCGAGACTCCTTAGCAAGTTCTTCAAGAGACATAACAGCGCGCTGAGAAGCATCAATATGCTCAACATCCGCGAGGAGGCAAAAAATTTCCTTTTCAGTCATTGGGTTCGGATACTTCGACTCGATTCGAGCGAATTCACGCGCCAGGCGACGATGCATATCTGATGGCGTAAGTTCTAACAACTCGCCCTTTGGGTTTCGAAGGGCATATTTGTCGCAAAATACGCTAGCGGCTAGCTCATCTCCGTTAAAATATTTTAATGATGCTGAAAAAGCTTCGTCTCTAGTAAATGTATTCATTTTTTCTCCAAACGGAAGGTTTTATAACTATAATTCAATGTCCTGCAGCTGTCGCTGAAATTGTGCTATCTTCGTGATGTTCTTTGCGATTACTCGAAAATTCGCTCTTCAATTCTCGCCATTTTGCACGGAGAGCTTGTTTTTGAGCCGCATCATCATCAAGCTTAGACTCCTCCATGGAACCGGCTTGACCAGCGATTTCAAATTTGCTTCTTGCTGTATCTATCTTTATTGGGAAGACAAGACCATCTCTACCAGCTCTATTTTTTGCAACGAAGAGTCGACCCCATCCAGTTGCCTTCTCATGCGACTTGCGAGAGATAGAGAGTACCACGTCAGCAACCATCGCCTTACCATACGCCTCTGACATATTGCTAAGATCGACAACATCGGCGCTAGAACCTTCCTTGTTCGACTGTGACGCCGTCCAAATCGGAATACCTTTTTCAGAAGCAAATCCTCTTAACTCTTCATAGATTAATTTGAGTTCATGTCGAAGTGAATCGAATTGTCGCGTTGATCGCATGATATCTGCGTAATCGATAACAATCAAATCAGGAACGAATCCTTTTACGTCCAATCGTTCGATGTGAGAACGCAAGGTATAAATCGACGCAGTATTTGTAGGAAATTCCTTGATGATAAGTCTACCAAGCTTCATGTCCTTATACTGAGTCAATACTTCGTCCTTACGATCGATAACTTGGTTAGATTCCATATCGCAAAGATTAGAATCATAGCGCACGCCGACTGCCGTTTCAGACAACTCGAACGTGTAATGCAAAACATTTTTGCCTTGTTTCAAGGCATTAGCGCCAAGCATGGTAAGAAAGTGGGACTTACCAACACCAGTCGCAGCAACAACGACACCAATCTCACCTGCGCCGAGACCGCCATTGAGAATCTCTTTACGATCTAATTCATCAAGACCTGTTGCAACACAGTTACGCTGTAGTCTAGTAAACCTAGCCTCAAAATCAGTAAAGAAGTCATGACCAAGAGCAGGTGCTGTTCCTACAAGAACTGCTTTCCTGATCGATTCTACGATAGATTCATACTTCTCGGCCTGCATTTGATCGACCGCATTTTCTAGCGCTGCCTTAAGTGCTTGCTTACGACAAAAATCAAGTGACTTATCCTTGACGAACTGAAGATCGCCTGGATCTGGATTGGCCTTCATTCGTTGAAGATATTCGATAATTTGATCGCGAAGGATGATGTCTGTACCTACCTTCAAGTCTTCCTTGATAATTGTCGCAAGAAGTTGAAGCGTTGGGAAAACCTTATATTTCTTCGCATACGTAAAATAGCGATCAGCAAGAAACTGAAGATATTTTAGCTCGAAATAAGATGAATCAAAAACTTCGAGCATCTGTTCTGCCCACTTCGAATCAGTCAGAAGTGCCTGACCAATTTTTTCTTGAAATGATTTTCCGTAAGTACCGAAAGTTACTTTGGTAGTTTTGTTTTCGTTTTCTAGCATTGTGATCTCTTAATTCTTTGAAGATCCAAGTCCTTCTATGCAATTAAAGGAATAAAAAAAGTTTTCTACGTCGAAATCGGTGACGCCTTCCTTTACGAGGGCTTTAATGAGACCAATCCTATTAATCTGAGGAACGAATGTATCGATCGCGTATTGTACCTTGGAAATCTGATCTGCAGAAAGCATGCTTCCATCAAGATGAACCAATCTCCAATTTCTTTTAAGGTCATGTTCATTCTCTAAAACGCGTCGATAAATAGTAGACTCGGACGAGTGTGCTTGACAAAAATCGATAATTTCTTGCAAAAGAATTTGTGAGTCCGACCCAAGTATTGGAAACTTCGTTGATGCCGTCTTGAACCCGATACCTTTGATGCCGGGGATATTATCGCCAGGATCGCCACACAATGCTTTTGCGAGAGCAAAATTATGCGTCTTAATTCTATATTCTTCAAATATATCTTCTTCTTTTAAAACAATTTTTTTGTGAAGCGAATACAAGTTAGTCGTTTTATTCAGAAGTTGATACATGTCCTTGTCAGAAGAGACGATTATTTTATTGTCGTTTCGATAAGGACCATTACAAAGATGGGCAACGATATCATCTCCTTCACAATCAGAAACATAAATCTGGCAAACAGGCGCAAATTTAAGCATTCCCAACAACGCTATCAATTGATGTTTTTTATTTTCTTCAGAATCAGGGATGTCTTCGCCATAAAAACGATTTAGTTTTTGCGCCTTTCGTCCTAACTTATACTCGGGGTAAAGTTTGCGGCGGCGGGCAGAACCGCCACCTTCCCAAGCTACACAAACTATTTTTGGTTGAATTTCCCTGAGTATTCTGCCCAAAGTCTTCATAAATCCAATACATCCTCCCATTTGATAGCCATGAGAAGACATGGTTGGATAGGCAGCCCATGATCTTAAAAAAAGATTGGCACCATCAACGATTAAAATAGGTCTATCTGTCATTCAAACCCCAGTACTGCCCAATCCACCTTCACCGCGTTGTGTCGAGGTCACCTCATCCACCTTATGAAAAACTGCTTGAAAAATAGGGAAAAATAAAAGTTGTGCAACCCTATCGCCTTTTTTAATAATAAACTCTTCGCCACTAGTATTGTGAAGAATGACCTTAATTTCACCTCGATAATCGGTATCTATGATTCCTGGGGCGTTAAGGACTTGAATTCCATTCTTCGCTGCGAGACCAGACCTCGAACATACCATCGCAGCAAAGCCCTTAGGAATTTCCAGTTTTATACCTGTACCAACGACAGTCCTCGATCCTGAAGGTAGAATAAATTCATCTGTAGATTTCAAATCACAGGCAGCTGAACCTGGGGTTTGATACTCGGGAATTAATTCGTCATCGAGAGAGACTACATTCACCCAAACGGGGTTCGTCAATTTATCTCGTGTTTTACTCATCGCTGCCTCCATCGTCAGACACATTGTCATCACCTTCTAATGGCGCGGCGGGACCTGTCGTCAGAGTCAAAGCCGAATCGATCACTTCCATGATGAAAGGTCCATGTAGATTGTCTCTCATTAGATTTCCGAATTCGTTCTTATAGAACTTCTTTTCTACCACAACTTCGCCAGTCTTTTCATCGACAACGTTCAATTCCTTCCAGGCACCTTCACCCGAAATATTGATGGTATGACCTTTTCTCTTTACTGGCCCATTTTCTTTGCAGTGCGTACGACATTCATCGAACAGATATTCATCCTCGACGATTCCTTTTCCAAAAATAATATCAAACTCTAATTTTCTAAATGGGGGAGCTACTTTGTTCTTTTTAATCGTAACGGTCGTGTGAATACCAATTGGCATGCCATTCTTGTCCTTGACTTGATTTCCGCTACCGAGACGGATTCGAACCGAAGAATGAAATGGAATAGCTCTACCACCCGGCGTAGTCAATGGATCACCATGCATCACCCCAATATTGTCTCTAATTTGATTGAGACAAAGTAGCGTCACATTATTTTGACCAATTACGCCCGTAATCTTGCGCATACCTTTAGAGATAGCTCTTGCCTGCAAACCGATAGAATTTTGTTCATACTCGCCATCCAACTCTGCTTTCGGCGAGGTTGCTGCGACCGAATCCCAAATGACCAAAATCGGTACGTTCTTATCAATAATTTGTTTAGCCTTAAGAATAGTCGATTCGATGATGGCAAAAACTTCTTCTGTGCAATGTGAATCACAATACACAAATCGCTTACGAACATCAATACCCATGTCAGCAAGCTTTTGAACGGGAGTGGCATTCTCGGTATCGATATAAACAACTAATCCACCCATGGACTGAGCAACAGCTGCCGCATGATATGCAAGGTGAGATTTACCCGACGATGGCAATCCAGAAATCTCAATAATGCGACCTTCGGGATAACCTCCACCGAGAGCATTTTTAATGGCGTAATTTAGTTGAATAGAGCCAGTGTCGATCCAACGCTTTACTACAGTGGGCGCATCCATCTCGGAAAGATTAAACGCTATTCTTGTTCCAAATTCCTTGTTGATAGAGGAAATAAGATCCTTCATCATGCTATCAACTTCGTTATTTTGTTTCTTGGATTGATTGTCTTCTGTCTTCGATTTTGCCATATCTGCTATTATCCCTATTATCTGTAGATAGTACAAACGCCGGAAACCAAATTGATTTCCGGCGCTTATATTTGAGTAGGTTAAATCACTCGTCGCCCATCAAATCGGCAAATGCGTCATCTAATGATTGCTTTTTAACTGGCATATCATCATCAGTCTTC